TTGTTTGCCTGGAAAAACAGCATCTTGATCTGCTCTTCAAACTGCTTTGCCTGCTCGATGGCCATCTCCAACTCAAGCGCCTTGCCCAGCGCCGACCCCTTGAACCCGCCCTCTTGTGACTTTTGGACAACTTCAATCGCATCAGCTTTGGCATCAAAATACTTACCCAACACCGGCCCAAGCGAAGTGACATCATCAACCGTCGCGGCGACCTTTTTTACAAGTTCGACCGCTGACGATATCGCAGCAAGGGCGGTGATCGGGTCGATCATATGCGTTTACTTCTTGCCGAGTTTTTCACGCTCTTCAAGAAGTCTCACTTTGACTTGAAGCTCATTGATGTGGGTCATCAACTGCTCTTTCATGATGGCCCTACGCTCCGCGCTGATTGGGCTGTCGGTCGGGGTGCCTTCCTTGGTGATGAGAGCAGGCATCTGGCCTTCGATCTTGGTCAGGCGCTCAGAAAACGAATTGACCTCACCAAGAAGCCAGGCCAATGACATGACTACAATCGGGATGATTGCTTTGAGTACGTCAGCCCATGCCATGACAGGTCACCTCGTAATCCAGATTGCCGAGAAGATCGTCCATGTCATTCTCCGTGCTGTTGCCGCTATCAGGTCCAGCGGTATGACCTCATTAATTATGCCAACCACGGCAGGGGCGGCTTCACCACGGGCGGATTGATCTGCTGTAGCACAGCGACCTCTGTAGCGGCTTGATCCACGCCGTTGGCCCAAATCCAGCCCAAGACTTGCTCTTGAGTCAGGTTGGCGTAGGGCGTGAAGGCGGAGCCAGTCGGCGCGGGAACAGCACAGGTGGAGTACACAGAGGCGTTGTATGTGCCGTCAGTGCCAGCGCATGTCCAGTGGACATTGAAGACGACATCGGTGTTGCCACCCTCTTGCGGATAGCAGTCCATCGCAGTGATTGTCCAGGTGATAGTAGTCATGATTTAGGCTCCTTTGAGTTGAGATTTGAGGCTGTCAACCTCGGCTTTGAGTTCTTGGATGCACTTCATCAGCGCATATTGCAGGTCGGTCTGGTAGATCGACAGCCGCATCCTGGGGTCATCTTTGCTGCCCCAGTTGCTTTCCATGACCAACTCAGGCGCAACAGCCTGAACGTCCTGCGCCACCACGCCCAGCGTCAGGCCGGGGTCTTCTTCCATGTTTTGGTCGATGTAGTTGAAGGTCTGAACCGAGATGGCGCAGATGGTGTCAAGATAAGACTTGGCAGGTGCAAAGTTAGTCTTCTCGCGGCGGTCGGACAGGTTGACATCGTTGGCTTGGTAGTTATAAACGCCTCCGTTTGAGCGCACAGAAAATCTTTGCGTAGGGCCGCTATCTTGACAGTAAAAAAATGCGCTGCTTGTACTGTTTGGCGCGGCTCCCGTGTACCCCATCGCCATCCCATATGGGACTGCGTTGCTGTTTACTACTGCAAAGGCGTAGTCTGCGTTTCCGTATGAAACTACTGCACGCGATGTTGCAAAAGTTGGCTGGCTTGTAGTCCCCACCAGCAAATTCCCGCTGGAGTCGATGCGGGCGCGTTCGGTGTTGCCCGCTAAGAAAACCAAACCCCCATCAGCGCGAATTGCCCCAATTTCAGTGTTTCCAAGGTTATGGCGAATAGCAAACTGATTTACACCCGCAGATGCGTTGTACGAAAGAAGAATGTTGTTGGTGTCACTACCGTCAGACAAGAAAGCATACCCGCCCGCGTTTCCTACTGATGTAATTATTGCGGTTGATGAAGACGAAGTAGTCCCTACCAGCAAATTCCCCCCGCTCGTGATGCGGGCGCGTTCGGAGCCGTTGGTGTAAAAAGTTTGAAAACCGCCGTATGTGCTGGGGCCAACATAGGTTCTTAGCTCACCAGTATCCACATTCAACTTGAAAGAAGCATATTCAGCAGTGTCAGCCTCCGCCGCTCCGATACCAAAGCCACGGAAGTCAGCATTTGTTGTCGATGTGACTCTGATTGTGGTGTTGGTAGCCCCATCTACATGCAGCCTAGTATCAGGTGAAGTTGTACCAACCCCCAAATTCCCACTCGCATCCAGTGTCATTGCCTGCGTGAAGGTGATCGCATTGCCTGCTGTGCCGGAACCTGCGGTGTACCAAGTGTGACTTCCGCTGCTTTGCGCGTACCGCGAAGCGCCAACAGAAGATGTTTGATATTTCCAGCCAGCGTTAAAGTATGCGTTAGACCCAAGGTTTGTGTTGTTTGAGTCGTTGAACAAGAAGCCGGTGGCCGACGGGCCAATTTCTATTGCTCTACCAGAACCCGAACTCCAAGCACTCGGCGTCACCCCCAGACCGAGGTTGCCGGAGGCGTCAAGGCGCATTCGTTCAGAAGTGGTGACCGCGCTATCAATAGCTACGGTTTGCGCACCGCCGCCGCTCCAGACATGCTGATCACCAACTATGGTGTACGCACCGCGAGCCACATTGATGGTGGTTGCGCTTACAAATGCTCCAGAAGCGGAAGTAGACGGCCAAACTCCGTAACCAATAACCGGGCCACCGCTGGAGAATTCGCCGCCAAATGTTGCAAGGTGCCCTGATGTGTAATACCCGCCAAGAATCTTGGAGCCGTTGACTGACGACGCAGTACCGGAAATAACGTAGCCACCAAATACCTCCAGCTTTGCTGTAGGCGAACTCGTCCCAACGCCCAGGTTGCCCGTAACAGTCAGGTCGGTAAATGTTCCTGCGCCGCTGGTGTTGCTGACTTTGATGAAGTCAGAGCCGTTCCATGCAACAACAGCGGACTCGCCTTTAACGATGGTCACGCCAGTTGTCGGGCCTACGCCACGGAACACGATGGACTGCGTACCACCAGAAGCGTTGATCACCGTGTAAATCTTGGACTGTGCGGGGGCTGTAATGTTGCGAGTCGTAGTACCAGACGCAGGGCTCCACAAAATAATCGCTTGTCGTGCTTGATTGGACGCGCCCGTGGTGGTCGTTAGCGTGATATCCGCATCGGTCGTAATGCTGGTTGTGCCCGCCACAGCGGTGTCCAGCAAAGAAGTGATGGAGTCATTTACCGTAGCGCCCCAAGTGCCGGACAGTTCTCCCGTAACCGGAAGAGCCAGACCGAGAAGGGATGTGTATGATGTTGGCATGTGGATTCCTTATCAGACTGTTTGGATTTGAGTCCAGCTTGGCGCTTGAGTATTTTATGCGTCGGTATTTTGCCAGTTCGGGTTCTGGCTGTCATCTATGACTGACCAACCGGGGTTCTGCGGGGTCGAGATGACCACCCAGTTGGGGTTCTGGTTGTCGTCGATCAGGTTCCACAGGAATGCCCCAATGACGGAGTCCAGCACCGTGGCGGACTCCACAAGCTGAACATTGAACGTGGCAAAGGTAGACACCAAGTCCAGCGCGGCAACAGCCTCTTGAACCTGCGGGCCAAACACTGACGGGGCCACCAGCGTAATGTCCGTTGCCGTAGCCGTCTCTGCAATCTGCCCCAAGAAGTTAGTCAGGGCGCTGATCAGATCAGTTGCCGTGGCAGTTTCAGATACTGCCCCCACAAAAATTACCACCGATTGAGTTGTATCCGTGGCAGTGGCGGTTTCGGAAACAGCGCCAGCAACACTCAGATTGGCAACCGGGCTGTCAGTCCCCGTAGCCGTTTCCGCAAGGCTTGGGTTGAACGTGTTGTTGGCCGTGCTGGGCGCGTCTGTAGCCGTGGCGGTTTCAGACAGGCTGGGATTGAACACTCCGCTGGCGCTGTCCGAGTCGGTTGCCGTGCTGGTTTCTGCAAGGCTGGGATTGAATGTGCCAGTTGTGCTGGTCGCATCTGTGGCCGTGGCGGACTCCAGAATAATGCCGGCAAACGCAAACCTGCCTGCTGTTGCGTCCGTTGCCGTAGCAGTTTCAGAAACGCTACGATTGATTGCAAGCGTGGCAGCTACAGTGTCTGTGCCAGTGAGGGCGTCAGCCACCTGCGCCAGCAAGGTCAGTGTGCCTGCGACAGCGTCCGTTGCCGTGGCTGCTTCAGACAGGCTGGGGTTAAATGTGCTGCCCGGTGCGCCTACAGTGTCCGTTGCTGTGGACGTTTCGCTGATGCTTGAAACGTATGTGAGTACCGCAGATACCGCATCGGTTGCAGTGGATGTCTCAGAAATGGTGGCGGTAATTGCCACCACGCCAGCTTCAAAATACCAGCCCAGCGAACCGTTGTTGGTTGAGTTGGCCCCCGCATACCATGTGGTATCAAGACTGTATGCCCGTACCCCAGTGACTGCCAAATAATCGACGCTGGGGTCTGTGCCGCCTGTCAGGATCAATGTGCCGGGGCTGGATGCAGATGTGCCCTGTACCGTCAGAACCCGAGTTGCCGCCCCTGTGGCCGTCCATTGCGTTACACGCTGCGTTGTCGTGCCAATGGTGATGTTCGTTGCACCCGTTGCGCTGTAGGTGTTGGTGATGTTGGCAAAGGTGTTGTTGCCTGTGATGGTCAATGCACCAGCTCCGCCTTGGTCAAGGGTGATGCCTGAGTAGGAGATGCCGCCGCCAGCAAACGTCTTGGCAGATGCATTGGTGAGGCTGATCGTGCCTGTGCCTGTGACGGTGAGGTTGGTAGACACAGCAGTAAATGGCGTAGACGCTCCAGCAAAAGTCCATGTACCAGAACCAAAAGAAAGTGTCCTTATTGCTGTTCCTGAGCTTTGCATCCCGCTAGTTGACCCAGCAAAAGTAACGTTATACCCATTAGCATTAAATGTTCCAGAAGTAAGAATGACCGCACCGCTTGTGTTTCTGCCTGGGAAAAAATTGTCTTGTAGCGTGACTGATCCACCAGGAGTGTCAAACGTAAAAGGTTGCGTAAACGTAATGCCAGCACTTGTAATCGTTTGGCTGCCACGCCCTGCAAAGGTCATCACACCCGTACCCGTCAGCGTTGTGCCAGTACCATTGATCCAGTTGCCGTAGATTGCTGGTGTATTCGTACTCGTTGCCAGCGTCATTGTGTTGCTGGTACGGGCAGACATATCAATCGTGCCGATGTTGTAAGAGTTGCCAAGACTCACAGTTACACCGCTATTTGGTGAAGAACTGGGAAACACAATTGTGTCTTGGGCAAGAGGGAAATAAATGTTGTCTGGTGTGCCGCCAATTGACGATGCCCACACAACACCGCTCCAGCTTGCCGTTGTGGCAAAGTTCCAATAGACCGTCTTAGCCGCAGGGAACGTAATCCCACTGTTGCCTTTGCAATCACCCAAACGAGTACCACTGACAGGGGCAGCAGCACCAGCAATGGTGATGTCACGGAAGTCTGCATCTGTTCCTGAGAAAGCAGCGCAGGTCAGTGTGCGGGTTGTGCCAATGGTGTCTGAGCGGACGAAGTGCCGCATCGTGGCGTTAGTGCCAGCGGAAAGCGTCAGTGTGCCGTTGATGGTTTGGTTGGCTGTGAGAGATACGTTCTTCAGGCCAGCAGAGGTAATGCCTGTGACCGACAGGTTGTTGAAGGTGTTTGCTCCGTTGATGGTAACTGTGCCTGCGGATGTGCTGGTAAAGGCTACGTTGTAAAACGTTTGGTTGTTTCCCGAAATGCCAGAGCTTGCTCCAGAAAAATTAATCTGAGATGTGTTTGAGTTAAAGGTTAATCCAGCACGAACTGATTCAGTTGTGCCAAAATTAAGCGCAGGAGAACTTGCAAAGTTTAATAAAACAGTGGAAGAACCAAATGTTATTGTTCTTGAGTTTGAATTGTCTGAGGAAAAAATTCTGGTTGTAAGATTGAAGTTTCCAGTGTTAAACGTTCCGTTAGTAACAGTAAAATCTGCACTGGTTGCCGTATTATCAAAAGCACTTCCAAGTGTCCAGCCAGAATTTACACCGTTAAGCACAACACTAGATGCCAGTACAACGCCATTGGTTGTCAGTGTACGCCCCGTAGCCGATCCAGATAAAGTAATGTCACCCGTGTACGTCCTCGTCAGGCCCGTTGCGGGCAGCGTCACGTTGCCGTGAATACCAACAATTGCAGTTGATCCGGCCAGCGTCAGGTTGCCCGTCAAAGGCCCAGCAATCGTCAGCGCCTTTGTTCTGATGCCTCCAGTGACGGCATTTACCGTGGCCGTGTAGGCAGTAGCGTTGGACAGTGAGTCAAACACCACATCATCATGGCTGCGGGGCACAGAGGCTCCAGAGCCGCCACCAGAAGACGTAGACCACCGAGCCGTGTCGCTCCAGTTGCCCGCGCCGCCAACCCAGTATCGGGTGCTGTCGGCAGGCTTGGCAGTCAAGTACAAAGGAGCAGCCGCAGAAGTTGCCGTGCTGTTTGCACCAGCGTAGAACTCACCGGGGCTTGTTGCGCTGACTGTGGTTGTGCCAAGCGCCAAGTAATCCACGCCTGACACCGCTGCACCAGCAATCGTCAAAGCAGCAGTACCTGTGACTGTGACCACGTTACCTGCTGTGCCTGTGACCGTCCAAGCGCCAAAGGTCTGTGTGGTTGTGCCAAGGGCAATGGTATGGGCTACGGTCTTGGTGGAGGCTAGTTCGGTGAATTGGTTGTTGCCACCGATGGTCAGAGTTGATGTGCCCGTTGTGCCGCCGATGGTAAGTTTGTTGTAGGAAAGACCGTCACCCTGAAAATTTCTTGCTGTTGAACTAGTATCAGACAAAATAATGTTTGCGGTTCCCTTATAAAAATTTACAAACGATGCCGCACCCGAAAAATTCCAGACATTGCCTGTTCCTGTTAACGTCCATGTACCGGAACCCATTTTTAATGTTTTAATAGTTGAAAATGCGCCTGTAAACAATCCCGTTGTCACGTTGTACGTCACAGCATCAAACGTGCCGCTGGTCAGGGTTAGGGTTCGTGCAGCAATAAGTGTCAGAGCGTCTGCCAGTTGTACCGTGCCTGTCGCGGAGTCGATAGTCATCGCCCCACTCCACGTATTCCCACTACTTGTGATGGTTTGCGTTCCCCTTTTACCCATAGTGGAAAAACCAATAGTTCCCGGTGTTACACCAGAACCTAAAAGCACATCGCCGTAATAAGTCGGGCTGCCGTTTGACCAGTCAATTGTGCAAGCAGTAGTTCTGCCCGACATATTTAACGTGCCAATGTTCCATGCTGTTTGAACCGTAACAGTGCCAACAGTACCAGCGTTATCAAAGACAGCCGTGTCTTGAGCCAATGGAAACTGATTGATGTCAGGCGTACCCCCAGACGATGGACACCAAGCTGTAGCACTCCAGTTCTGACTTCCAGCCAAGTTCCAGTACACCGTCTTGGCCGCAGGGAACGTGATGCCTGTATTGCCACCGCAGTCACCAGCACGGGTAGGCGATGAGCCAGCAGCAGTGCCAGCTATTGTGATGTCACGGAAGTCGCAGTCAGTGGCTGACAGGCTGTTGACGGTTAATGTGCGGGGAGTGCCAAGGGTGTCAGAGCGCAGGAAGATACGGCGTACTGCTGTGGCTCCAGCGCAGGTCAAAGTTCCGTTGATGGTTTGGTTTGCACTGAACAAGAGCCCTGTTAGACCCGCAGACGCTGGGGCTGTTACCGTAATGGCGTTAAATGTGTTTGTTCCTGATATTTGGTGAGCAACTCCTGCGCCAGTTCCAGTAAAAGATATGTTGTAAAAAGAAACGCCGCCTCCACTAAAAGTGGAGCTATTGCTCATGTTAATCTGTGATGTTCCAGCAGTGAACGTCAAGTTTGTGCTTGTTGTAAAAGTTACCGGAGACGATCCACTCAACGTCACCGTACTCGACCCCAGAGTAATCGTCCTGACGTTGCTGTTAGTGGAAGTTAAAGAACCAGCAGTGACGTTGAAGTTCTTGGTGTCAAACGTGCCGTTGGTGACGGCGAGGCTGTTGCTGCCAATGTTCAGCGCATCAGCAAGTTCAACTGTGCCGCCGTAAGAATTTACGGTGATTGCGCTCGAAAGAGTCTTTCCGGCGCTAGTAATAGTCTGTGTATTACGACCTGAAAATGACAAAGTACCAGAATAGCTTTGAGTTACCCCACTACCAAGCACCCAATTTCCGTACACCTCATAGGCCGTTGATCCTCCAAGCGTCATTGCGCTTGTCCGACCAGACATATCTACAGTGCCCGTATATGGAATGGCAGCATCAAGCGTAATCGTGCCAGTCACACTCCCGGCATTGGTAAACGTAGCCGTGTCCTGAGCCAACGGAAAGTTGTCTGTGGATGGTGTACCTGTAGATGTTGTAGCCCAGCCGTTTGCCGACCAGTTTTGCGCTCCTGCCAAGTTCCAATACACCGTCTTTGGTGTAGACGCAGTGATCCCCCTGATGCCACGCAGATCGCCAATCCTTGTGCCGCTGATCGGTGCAGCAGTGCCAATGACGTAGATGTCACGGAAATCAGCATCAGTCAGGCTTGGTGCGCTGTTGATGGTGAGGGTTTGGGCAATGCCGTAGGTGGCACCACGGAACCAAACACGGCGGTTTCCTGCTGTGCCTGTGGTGGACAGTGTGCCGTTGATGGTTTGGCGAGAGTCGAAAGTGAGTTGAACAACGCCAGCAGATGCTGGGCCAGAAACGGTTAAGTTGTTGAATGTGTTCGCGCCAGTAATTACGCGAGTTGCAGCAGTGGTATCTGTAAAAGATACGTTGTAAAACGTCAAACCACCGCTATTAATGGTGGCAGTAGCTCCTGACAAATTTATTTGTGACGTTCCAGCATTAAACGTCATGTTTGTTGTGCTGGTAAAAATTATCGCCGTGTTTGCAGTCACCGTAACCGTACTGCTGCCCAGATTGATCGTGCGGGTGTTGCTGTTGTTGGACGATAGGGCTGTTGCAGTGACGTTGAAGTTGTTGGTGGTGAAGGTTCCTTGGGTAAGGGTGATAGCACCAGAGCAAGTCAACGTACCGCCAAGACTTAATGTCGCAGCGGAAGCGTTAATCGTAACCGAAATTACAGATACGTTGTAATCTGTTGTGACGGTAATCGAAGCAGTGTTGATGGTTACATCGTCAGCCGCGCCGGGAACAGATGCACCGCCAGCACCGCCAGATGTTGCAGACCAATTAGCTGTGTTGGTCGAGTTCCAAGTGCCCGTACCACCGACCCAGAACCTTGCAGCCACGGTTACACCCCCTCAGTTGGAGGCACTTCTTCCGCAGGAGGAGCAGTCACCACAGCAATCCAGTTGTCCACACGCTGCTGCTTCATCGCCTCAATCTCAGCATCCGTGAAGGTGTGATCATCAGGCAGATGCAAAGCATCAGCAAACTTACCGTGGGGGGTTTGGAATTCAAAGTCGATTTTGATCATCGACGACCCCTTTAACCTGCAAGTGACAACGAGTACGATACATTCAATGTGTCGCCCGATGTGACGGCCCGGTCACCGGGGGCGGAGAAATCCGCTGCGGAAAACAGCGTACCAGTCGAGCCGCTCTTGGTGTTGTCGCTGGTCAAGAACGCACCGCCCACAGTTTGGGTGGCATTGATGTTAAACACCGCGACAGAAGCGGAGTTGGTGGCCACAGACGGGTTGGCCGTCGTTGCGGTTGCAAAGGTGCAGGTCGGGCGGTTGGCGTTGCTGTACGGGACAACTTCAGTCCATCCGGCGTGGGAAGCCATCGTGTCACCAGCAGCGGGGGTGTTGGATGCGCCAGCGCCGTACAGGCCGATGTACCAAGTCGTGATCTGAGTCACGCTGGTCAGGGCCGTGCCGCACATGTACTGCAAACCCACGTTTACCACGAGGTTGTGGTTTTCATCTTCCCACTTGAGGTTGCCGTCTTTGTCAAAGCACTGAACTTTGAAGCGGCCCAGAGCCATCATCTCTTCGCCAGAACGGGTGCCTGCCACCAGACCGGCGCTCATGGTATCAACAGATTTTACGATTTCGTTCGACATGGGATACTCCTTAAACAAGTCGGATGAGAGCAGATGTGCTGGTGTTGGCAGGCATCTGTACGGTGAAAGAAACGATAGACGTTTTGTCTGAGCCAAAGTCAAGAACACACACCGCACCGTTGTCGCCGGGAGTGTAGATCAACGCGCCGCGAGCCGTGATGTTCCCCGTCCATGCGGGGGACGAGAAATTGACGTACGTGGTGCTGCCGCTTGCCGTTTCTTGGCTTGCAACGGTGGCCGTCACCACCAAACCACCGGCAACATAATCGCCACCAGAGGCTTCACCAATCGTTGTGTATGCCGTGGTGGTCTGATCTAGCGTGGCGGAGTTGGTGTACAGCGCCAAATAGAACGTGTCGGTGGCAAAGTTGATCGTGCCGTTGGCAAGGCCAGACCGCAGCGTGTTGCAGGAATAATTGCCAGTGAGCGCCATCATGCCACCCCATTATTCTGCGGCAGCGGGGGTGTGCGGTACTGACCACTGCGGTATGCATCGCTGCGCTCAAGGCCATCGCCCAGACGTTTGGCCAGCATGAGGGCTTCCTTGTACTTGCCGTCATACAAAGCCATCATGTCGGCCTCACCCTTCATGAACGTGTACGCTTCGACCAGAGAGCCGTAGAGCAAAACTGAATCGAAGTTGTCGCCCAGCCAAGAAGTGCTCGCCGTAACGATTGATTCCGGGTAGTAATAGTAGTGCAGCTCAACATAGTACACGCCGTCTGGGGTCGGACCAAGGATGAAAGACAGCTCATCGGAGATCGTCGTGCCCGATACCGTCGGCCCAAACAGCGCGTAGTACTTGGGAACCCCGGTGTCATTTGGCGTTGGGTATGCCTGCCGGATGAAGTTCACATCCTTGTTGAGCAAGTACTCGTACGAGCCGGTATTGATGTTGCCGCCCGTAACGCCCGTCACAACCGCCATAGAGTAAGCGGCCAAAAAATCGCCAGGACACGCCAAGTACTTGTTGTTCGTCGAAGTCGAGCCTGTGACGTTCTTGCGCAGCGACGGGAACTGAACCGTGTTGTAGATGCGCTGCTCTGCCTGTTTGACGAAGACAGGGATATTCGCCACGAACTCCGTTTCGTAGTTCTGGGTGTAGTCCTGAATTGCAGCAGACAGGGCAGCGTAGTTCATGCCATCGGACCCCTAGCCATCACACCTTTAGTTGCACAGCCAGTGCCGCGAATCTTGATGCCGCTGGTTTTCATCGGCGGGTAGTCTTGACTGCGGGTGTTGGCCACAGCCACATTGGCCTTGCGCATGGTCGTCTTGGCGGGTTCTTCACCTACCACAACCGATGCTACTTTTGTAGGTTGTTTGTACGTAGCCATCTTAGGCTCCTTTGCGGCCAGGGGACTTCTGGTTGGCAATCTTGGCCATATTGCGGCCCATCTTGAGCATGTCGCTGTTGGTCTTGCCACCAGCACGCATCTTGGTCATGGGTTTGCCGGGGTGCATGGCCTTTTCGTGCTTATGCACTGCCTTCTTTGCGTCCATCATGATCGACTCCTTATGTCGTTGCAACTGTAACTGTACCCAAATTCACCGACAACACCAAGTTGTTTGGCGTTTCGTTTGCGGTGAAAAATGAAGAACCACCAACTGGGTTCCATCCCCATTGAAATATGCGACTCCCGCCCTCTACCGTTCCAGTACCCAATGGACCCGAGCCCACCTCAACCTGCAATCCGCTGGTCCCAGAAAGCCTGTAGCTGCGGTCTGGACGAGGATTCCTCAAACCCTGCGGGTCATCCACCGGGTACATGCCTAACTGCAACTGCGGCTGATCCGGGTCCCAACATTCCGGGCACACCAGCAGTTCGTAGTTCTTGGTTTTGACGACCTCACGACGAAGTTGCGAAAGCATGTACCGCTGATCGCAGCGGTCACACTGAGCAATCGCATACTTACCACTGGCAAACCTGTTGCCCATCAGTAAGTGCTCCCAATGAACTGCTGGCGGGGCACGAACCGAATCGCAGCCTTCTCACGATCTTCATCGGCGGCCAACTGCCAAGCCTCGTCATACTGGGCCTTCAGCATGGGCAGTCGCTCCATGCCGCCAGGGATTTTCCCGGCGATGTAATAGGACAAGCCAGCCGCCATGCACGGGATGAACCGGAAGGGAACATCCATGACGTTTACACCGCCACCAGCATCCTGCGTTCTGCGCAGACGCCAGTACACGAACTGATACTGCTGGGCGTTGTCCGGCGTTGGCCAGACCGTGACAGCAGGAAGCTGCTGCCAGTAAACCGCTGCCCCGTTGGCGTGGGATGCGGCTGTGGTGTCGGCCTGACCCCGGAAGCAGTTGTATAGGGTATTCCCTAAGATGTATCCGTAGTTGATGATTTCAGAGTCAACCTTGATAAACCCCGTGGCGGGCAGGCCAACCACAGAGTTGAGGGTAATCTGATTGACGGTGGCACTGATTCCACCGCCGCTGATGGACAGGCCGGTCGGGCTCTGCTGGCCGTTGTACCGCTGGACCCAGACTTGGATCGGTCGGGCCTGCTGGAGCTTGTTGGGCAGCGTGGCGTAGGTGGAAACACTGATCCGGGTGATGGTCAGGTCTGCCTGAGTTGCTGCCACGTTGGCCCCAGTGCGGATCACATGCTCCAGAAGATCAATCGTGTCGGTCGGCAAAGCGTAGGTGTTCTGCCCCGGCACAAGGTCAATCGTGCCCTGCTCAATCGTCCAGAGGTTGATGCCACGGTTCGCCCAATCGGCAAACATGATGTTTAAACTGCGTCGGGCAGTTTTGAGGTCATAGCCCGTGCGCAACTCTGAACCGGCGCGTTCAAACGCCTCCTCGACCAACTCGGTCAGGTCAAGGTTAAAACTGCTTGCGCCGGATGTGGTAGCCATCACCGATACCTTGCTGTCTTTGCCGCCACTTTGGGCGGCTGCTTCACAAACTGCTTCCCGGCCTTCTTGCCTGCCCGCTTGGCACGAGTCGTAGCGGCATACTCGGCTGGGCTGAGAGCCTTGATGGCTTTCTCAGGCAGATATCGCTCCCCCGTCTTGGAAGACGGTTTGCCGGACTTGGTGCGCCACTTCTGGTCACCCCAGTCCTTGAGCGATTGCTGCGGGTCTTTCATACCATCTTGCCGCGAGTTTTACCCCGTTGAACAATACCATCTCCGCGCCTCGATGCAGAGGCAGTTTTGCCGCTTTTTGCGGACGACACTTTGCCTCCTTTTTTCATGCCATACATCGGCTGGGGGTTATTAGAACCAAACTGCACGGCATCCCCGTCCGCCGTAAAAATTGGCGCTCCTGCTGCGGTGCGAGCATACTTCTTGCCGCGAAGCTGCTCCGCCATATCGGCAATGCGTCTCATTTCTGAATCTGTCGCTTCACGGCCAATGGGGTTTCTTACCATCTCTGCGACTTGAGCCGCAGTTTTTCCCCTGGTCATTAAGGGCTTACTGGTTATGTCCTCTGCGACATCCCTGTAAAACGGGTCGATTTCTTCCCTGCCACCGGAACTATCCGAAAGCACCAATTTCCGGGGCCCATTTGAAGCCGAGCGCCCTCGTGACGCAGCCGCGCCTATGGCACCAAGCGCACCAAGGGCAGCAAGTGTTCCAAGAGCTTTTCTTTTAGCCACGATAACCACCGCCTTTCGCTTTGTACTGCTTGGCCAATAACTGTGCCTTGCGGGCCGACCATTGGCCTGCGCCTGTGCCCTGCACCGCCCGAGACTTGATTGACTCAAACAGCGACTTGCGCATACCCGGCTTGGTGTAGACACCAGCCTGATTGACCTTGGATTCTGTCTTGCCACCCTTGGCAAACCTCTTGGTCAATTTAACTCCGCCACCTGTTATCTCACCTTTAGGCGACATACCCTTTGGTTTAAACGCTTGACCTTCCAGATACGCCTCAAGGTCAAGGTCTTTGCCAAGATTTTTTTGAACCGTAAACCGTCCGCCAGCACCGGAACCAGTCTCTCCAGAGCCACCCATGGCTCTCATGCCATAGTTTGGTTTAACCGGCTCAAATTTTGATTCCACCTCGCCGCCAGCCGCGTACATGTCCACGGTATTCGGGTCATCCTTACGATGGATGACCTTCTTCTTGGGCATCTTGCTGGGGTTGATGGCCCCCATGCCACGGCTGGACATCATATTTACACCATCTTGCCACGGGTGTGGCCCTTAGTGATGCAGCCGTCGGCGCGAGTGACGCCACCCTTGGCTTTTTTGTCAACCGGGGCGGGAGCGGGAACCGTGGTGGTCAGCGCCTTGTTGTAAGCACTTTCCAGCTTGGGGGCCATCTGCTTGTCCTTTTCCTCCTGAATCATTTGCTGTTCAGCAGGGTTCAAGACTTGCTTGGGTTTCCTGGGTTTTTCTGACATGGTTTGCCCTTAGTACATTTTGCACTTGGTCTTGCCTTTGGAGGCAATGCCGTCAGCGCGTTTGGATGCAGACGACATGCCGCCAGAAGCCATCTTCTTTGGCATGGCCTTTGTCTTCCCGCCACGTTTAAACTCAACGTTCTCAGAGTCTTCGTCAAACTTTCTTGTCCGCTTGGAGGCTTCGTTCGTCCTGGCGGTTGAACTTGATTTTGTGCTCGTGAGGTTGGTTGGCGTTTGACCGCGACGAGCAGCTTCTGTTCGCTCCGCCCGTGCAGCAGCAGCCCTTTGAAGGGCACCCCTTGCAGTTGCGGCCTCAACTGCGGCATTACCAAATCCGGCAGCCCTGGTTGGACCAAGGGCAGCCGCCATATTTGCAAGATTCCTTGAGATATTGCCGCCAGTCACGCGACGACCATCTTCAGGTGCCCTGGCATCTTGACCGGGAATCCTTGCGACTGGGTTTCGACGCATTTCTTCTGTGATTGGCGGGCCGCCATCAGCTTGAGTTCCTGCTCGATTCCCTTGGCTGTCTTGGTTGTATTGGCGGGCGCTTGCATTAACACGCGAGACGGGAGCCCTGCCACGACCAACTTCGTTTACACCATATCCCTCTAGAGTGGTGGGATCAACACTGGTGCGCCGATTAGCAGACGCGCGATTTTCGTACATCGCATCAGCAGCGGCATTAGCCCTGCGCTGAGAATCGTCGGCGACAAAAGGAGGGCGAGGGCGCGGACGATAAGTGGCAGACGACCCAACAGGATTGTACGGTTGTCCAGTTTCGTTAAAGTTGGACCCAACATCCGCAAACCGGCCAATGTCGCCGTCATCAACGCTGGCCACAGGTCTTTGAGCTTGTGGGGCCGTCGAAACTGCGGGGGCTGCTGGGGCGGCTGCAACACTTTCTGCGGGCGGACGATCAGTCCCTCGATACTCTACGTCAGCACGTCTTTCCCCAGCCTTTTTGTCGCGCCCTGGGCCAAAGAAGTTGTAACCAAAAGCGCCAAGCGCGGCCAAACCCGCAAGCTCTGCTGCGCGAATACGTCTTTTAGCCATGTCGGCCTCCAATTAGCAGGCGTAGCCGCCCTTTTTCATGCCCAGGGGCTTGCTTCCAGACATCTTGACCATGGTGCCTTTGGTCTTACCTTTGGCGGCCAGACCATCTTTGCTGGGAGCGGCAGTGCGAACAGCGCCCATCTTGGCTTTGGTGATGCCGCCGTTGGCCATTTTCTTCATGCCAGCCTCGGCCATCTCATGCTTGATCATGGACTTTGGAGCACCCTTCTTTTTCATGAACGACACTTCCTTCTTCATCATCTCTTTCGACTCTTTCATGTCACCACCTCTTGAGAAAAGTTCCATCTTGCCTTGATTGGTTTTGGGCCTGTTGATTACCTGCGCATCTGCGCGGTTGCCAGAACCAAACCTCCGACCCTTGTCTGCCTTCATGAACTCCTGACCGACAGACTGAGGGATTCCTTTGCGCTTGGCGGCAGATGGGTTATTTGCAACCATCGCCATCAAGTTGTGCTGCGCCTTACTCTTGCTCGGCATCTGCTTTCTTTCGGCGGATCAGCTCCGCAAACGTCTTGCCAGAGACCATCTCAGCGATGCGCATCAGTGTCCAGATCGCACCAATCAGGCCAAATACCGGCGTGAGCAATTCCAAGAACGAGCCAATGGTTGCAACCACCGAAACAATGTCCAGCGCGTTCTTGACGGTGTCGTGATTCTGGCTCATGTCAGCAATTCCAAGCTCTCAAGCTTTTGTTGATGCGACTGTTCGGGTCTTTCTTGGCCTTCTCGCCGGTCAGCTTCTTCTTCATGCCTTCCATGCGGGCGCAGAAAGAGTCTCGGCGTGAGCCGCCCTCGGGCTGCGGGGGCTTGAGCCCAGGCTTGCCAGGGTTGGCTTTGTTGTAGGAGGCTCGCCCCTTGGCGTTGAGTCCGCCTTTGGGGTTCTTGCCTTCCTTGCGAGTCCATGCTGCGGTCTTAGCCATAGAACAAAGTGGTTGTTACGTTTGCGACCAAACCAACAAAAATACCGTCTTTGGCCAAAATTCCTTCGCCCGGAATCACCACAGGAAACGCAGTCGCGTTGTACGAATCTGCTTCCATCAAAATGTCAGCGTACATCGACACCGCAGGAGACCCGGTGATGGTGCCACTGGCAGAGTCCGTTACCGTGAACGTATTGGCATCTGAAACCGTGACCGAATAGATGTTATCCGTTGCCGTACCACCTGTGCCAGCAGAAAAGTCCAACCAAACGCGGTCCCCAGTAGTGAGGCCATGATTGGTGATAGTCACCGTCACAGTGGTCGTAGACCGCCCGTAAGTGCCCGTTTGCATCACATTGTTTGCAAACACCGTGTGCCGCGCCGCCGCACTAGTGTTTGCCGACACAACGGCCCCCTTGAGGCGTGTTCGGTAGTTTACCGCCACGCCCGAAGAGGTCATGTGTTTCGACTTTACGTCATACTGCATCGTCATGATGCGCTCCTATTAAGCCGTACGGGTAAACACGTAGGCGGTGGCACTGGAGAACATGATGGTGAACCGGGCAAGGCCAGTAGCGCCAGATGCGATGGTCAAGTCGCCAAACGAGCCGGGAGTGTCCGCAGCAGCGCTGGACAAGATGCCGTTGGTAGCAACAGCAATGGTCACGGTCGATGCGCCAGCAGTGTTGTCCACGTACAGGTCAAGAACGGTACCTCTGACCGCACCAATAGCGGCACCAAGCGCCGTGCCCGTGGGCAGCGTAATGGTCGTTGGAGCCGCTGATGTGGAGGTGATGTAACCCGTTGCAACTTCTGCTGCGGTGGCGGTGGCCGTAGCGTTGATTGCGGCAGTGGTGGGGTGGTTTTGGTCGGTAAAGACCAAATTTGTGGTCGTTAGGTCGGTCACACTGGTGGCCGCGCCAAAAGTGGCGTTCACAGTAACAGCGCCAGTGGTGCTGTTGGTGGTGATAGATTGAAAGCCGTTTTGCGACCGAACTGGGCCGTTGAAGGTGGTGTTTGCCATTTGATCCTCACAAGCGAGTTAACTGTGGGCGCTCTGTCTGCTTGTCGTCAGCCGGGACTGTCAGAAACGCCGGAAACCCCGGAATGAGGCCAATATATCTGATTTAAACGTGCCGTGCAAGCGTTTAAATGCAAAAGAAACGGGGGCACAAGGCCCCCGTCCGGATTAGCGGTTACTCACCGCCAACACCTCATCAGGTCGAACCCGACGAACCCCACATGCCCAGGGGGTCAGACCAGCCGAACGAATAACGCTCGCGGGCCTTGTAGCGGACGTTGCCAGTGTCAAAGTCACCGTCCATCGAGTTCTGCAACGGGGTCCGCACAAAGTGCTTCATGCCGTTGGGAACATCGGTGGTCAGGAACCATGCATTGTTGTCAGTCAGCCAGTGGTTGACGGTGTAACCGTCGGGGATTGCGCCCATCTGCTTGATAGCGTTGATGTCGTTATCAGCAGTTGCAACCCGCAGTTCAGTGTCAAGCAGACGCTTGGCAACGAACATCAGGCTCGGGGGAACAATCATCTTCTTGGGCTTGGCTGCGATCAGCAGGCCACGCTCGTCGGTCCAGGCTGCGATCTGAATAACGGCGGCTTCCAGGGAAGTCTCGTTCAGGTCAACCTGAGTACCGGGAGTGTTGCTGTTGACGCCACCCGACACCAGGGGGTGGTTCGCATTGAACAGGGAAACGCCATCACCACCGGGGTAGGTGCTGGAGAAACCGTTGTTCAACACGGCAGCGGCTTTCACCTGCTTGGTGTAAGCCATGGCACGAGCCAGAGCCTTGGTATAACGGCCAGACAGGCTGTCATACAGGTTGTCTTCAATCGCCTCTTCGGTGATCGAGAAACCCAGGGCAATGGTTTCGTGGGTGTAGCGAGTCGTCCAAGCCTCTTGCGCGTTGTCATAAGCAATCGCACTGCCCTCGTTCTTCACCGGAGCGGCGGAGAAGCCAGACAGTTTGGTTTCCTCTTCAAACGAACGCTCGGAAGTCTCGGTCTCGTAGATTTCCTTGTGCTCTTCGC